CTTGTCGCCGATAATCATGCGCAGCGACGCGTACGCCAGCCCCATGCCCGTCAACGCGGCAGGCGCTGCATACGCAGCCTTCGACATGCTCACGATGCTCTTGCCAAGACCACCGACCGTGCCGGCCAGATTGATCGCACCAGCGCCAATATCAGAAAGGACGGTACCCACAAGCGCGACCTTGGGCACGACCTTGTCCAACCGGTCGAACAGGTTCACCAGATTCTGGAACTGGTTCTGCACCCCCTGCAAACCGGTCGCACCAGCGGTCATGCCGCCGAGAATCTTACCCAAGTCCGTGCCATGGAACTTCGCGAAGATGTCCACCGTGCGGGGACGGGTGAAGTACGCGAGATGGGCGCGGGCCAACGCGGTTTCCAAATCCACGTCCATGTCGAGCTTGTCATAGTCGTTCTGCAAGTCTCGCAGCTTGCGGCGCGCGTTCGCCTCGTCAATGTCAACGTTCGACTTGACTTCCCAATCCAGTTCAGGATTGCGGCGAATCTGCTCAATGAGACGCTTGCGTTCCGCTATCGCGTTCTCATAATCCACCTTCAAATCGACGGGAATGTTCACCCGCGTGTGCTCAAGCTCGAACAGCTCGTTTTCCAAGCGTTCCAAAGCGGCCTGCTGCGCGTTGACACGCACCTCAACCTCGACATCACGCTGCAAACGAGCCAAATCAGCCTGCAATCCGCTCTTGTCGAGTTCCGTCCTGAACCTGACCGTCGCCTCCGGACTGTCACGCACGGCCGCCAACTGCTTCAGGAATGCGCTCACACGCTTCGACATGTCATCAATGGCCTTGGCTTGGCCTTTCGTGTCGATGAACTGGACACGGCCCATCGCGCGACGCAACGAATCCACGTTGCCCTCGGCCTTGAGCAGGTTCGATGCCAGTTCCTTCAACTGCTTGTTGTGGGCCTTGAGGGGCATGTCCTTGAGTAGTTTCGCCTGCTTGTCATAGTCGGCGTTGATCTTCGCGAGCTTCGACTCATGGTCGCGCAGAAACTTCCTACGCGCCTCTTCGGTGGCGAACAGTTCCTTCTTCTGCTTGTTGATACTCCTGCCCAGCTTGGTGTACTCCTTGCGGAGCCCCTTTACCTCGTCGCTCAACGCTTTGTATTCACTCGTATTGCGTTTGAACGAGTTACGGTGCGCCACCGCTTCCTCGATCGCTTTGCCGAGTTTCGTGTAGGCGACCTCGTTGGAGAAGATTGAATCACTGAGCTTCTTGTGTTTCGCCGTGTTCTCGTCAAGGAACTTCCAACCGTCACGCCATGTGCGCTTCTGCTCCTCACCAAGCTGCTTCACGCGGGCACGCTGACGGTTCATCGCCTCGTTCAGGCTCTTGTCGAAATCGGACGTGTCCACGTCCACGTCAATGTCAGTGGACATCGCCAGTTCCGCGAGCTGCCGGTGCACTTTGTCGAACGCGCGTGGATTGATGCGCACACCGAAATCAATGGTCCCACCGGAGTGTTCCAACCGTTCGATCTGACGGCGCACACCCATCGTGTCCAAATCGGAATCCAAGTGGATCGTCTGGTCGTCCAAACGTTCCAACATGGCTTTCACCTTCCGGTAGAAGCCGTGAGTGTTCGGTTCGACGTCGATGATGACGGTACCGGCCTTGAACGCCATACTCCACCCCCATACGAAAACAACAATTGGTAAGTGTCCGTGGCCGGAATCGAACCGGCGACACCCGCGTTCGTAGCACGGTGCTCTATTCCCCTGAGCTACACGGACGAAAACGGGAAGCCAAGCTCCCCGTCATAAGAACCCACCGTCACACGGTGGCATTGGTTTTGCCCATCATGTGCGCGATACGCACGAAGTCAAGCGCGCTGACCTCACCGTGTGTGGGCAGTTCACGCGGCGGCGTATAGGAAGGCGGATGTACCGGATTGGCTTTCACCTTGCGGTTATCCGCCTTGGCGGCCAGATACCCGTCCATCATGTTGCGCACATCCGCGAGCAGCATCATCGACGAATCCCAACCAAGCCAAGGCAACACAACCGGTTTGCTGTTACTATCCCCATTCGTGTCGTCGAACCCACCGGCCTCGGTGTGTTCCTGCAACACGCGCGCCCGGTACAAACTGTCAGGCATCGCGTTCAACCCCGACAACAGGCGCATCGCACGCACCGGGTTCAACCGTGGGCCAGACACAATATCCAACCCGTAGAAACGTTGGAAGTCAGCGGTCAGTTCTACCGGATACTGGTCGAAGAGGTCTTCGACTGCACGGATTTTCCCAACTGGTCCTCAACGAACTTCACAACCACCAGCAACGTAAGGAACAACGTGTTCACGTCAATGCCCTGCGTGAACTCGTCCACCTTGGCCTCGTCGTCCGTAATGGTCTTGAGCCATGCGATCATGCCCCGCAACGCGTCGATACGAGCGCGCACCATGGCGGCCGCGTGCTCGTCGTCCTCGTTGCGGGTGGACTCGTTGAACGCGACATACATGCGTGTACGAGCCTCCTCGAACTGTGCCGCCACATCGAACGAAAACGATTCGGCAGGCATCGGCTTGGGCAAACCCGCAAGGATCGGGTTCTGTTCTACGAGCGCTTCCCACGTTTGCGGGAACTCGACTTCTTCTTCTTCGACTTCTTTGTTCTGCACGCCATTATCGACACTCATGTTTCTCTCCCATCAAGTTTTGGTTTCGACATTCCCCCATCAAAAAAGAAAATCCCCGCACATGGATGGGAGAACACACGTGCGGGGAAACCTGGATCACTTACCGGTGGAAGCGCCACCGCCAGTAGTGGACGCGGCCTTCGCCGTATCCTGAAGCAGAAGGAACTCAAAATCAGGCTTGCCGGTACCCGGCGATTCGACCGTGAACTGCACACCCTGTTCGATGAAATCACCATTGAGCTGCGGGGCACCGGACGGGCTGCCCTTCGTCTTCGCGAAGTGGAAACCGAACACCGGTTCGGTCGAGTTCTGCGTCTCCTGCGTGATAATCACGATCGCGAGCTCCTTCGGATCGGAGTTGACGTTCGCACCAACACCGTTCTCGGTGACCGTGCCATTGAAGATCAGCTGAAGGGTTTCCGCATCCATCTGCAACGCGTTCGCAGTGATGGTCATCGAACCATCCGAACTCTTCTTCGTCTTCAGGTTCGACTTGAGCCAGCTGCGGAACGATTCACTCTCACCGCCTTCGAGATTGATCTCGATCTTGTTGGAGTTCGACGTGTGACCGAGGTTCTTCCACTTCTTGCCAGTGTCGGCACTGCTCACCTCGGCATCCGTCAAATGGAACCCCTTGAGCCCATTCGCGGGCAACGCGGTACCGGGGTCCGCGTAGAAGATCGTGCCGTACTCGGCGAAATACACGGCATTGTCGTTGATTGCCATATTTGTTTGTCCTTTCAAACAAAAATCCCCCACACGGAAACCGTGCAGGGGACAAAAAACTAAGGTTTTGAATTATGAGAACGGGTCGCGCACATGGAACTCGCATGTGGTGGCGGTCGCGTACTGTTTGATACGTTTGCTGGTGGCCTGTTTGCCGCCGGCAGCTTTCGCAAATGCGGGAGGAGTGGTGATTTTCGCCACCTGCCCCCACTTGGTTGGAGCAAAACGCGGCCAACACATGACCAGTTGACGCACATACGAGGCCAGACGGAACGCCCTATCGGCGTCCACGCTTTCCACCAGCAGGCTCATGGAACACTCCCACATATGCGACTGGTGGCGCCGGCCAGCGAACACGGGAGGTTCGCAATGGAACACCACCACGTCAGATGCCTGCGCGTACGCGTCCACATCCACATCGATCTCGTTGAACACACGCACCTTCAACCGTCCGTCCGTTACGGCCAAACGGCTCACGCTATTGTTCGGCTCCCCCTCCCAACTGGTTTCCACCAACGGGGAAGGCTGGAACTCACCACCAACAGAACCAAGAGGCGCCTGACGGAACCCTTGTTCGAACAAGTCCATGACCAGGCTTTCCACATCAGGCTGCGGACGCATCTCGGGAAACAAGTTCAAATCAATGGAAGGCAATCCCATTGCGGTTAGCCTCCCCTCGCGGCCTTCTGCATCACATGATGCCCTTCAACGAACTTGCCGGCCTGCTCGTTCCAAGCGCCGAACTCGTGCGCCAACGTCACATCACTGCCGTCACGCCCCGTGACCGTCAACCCAACCGTCGTATCGATACCGTGGTATTCCATCCCGAACTCCATACGGTCAGCGACCGAATGACCAGGATTACGACCCACAGCGGCGGCGTTCGCCAACGTTTTCGCGCGCGCCATCACCTTGCGTGCCTCACGACGCGTGATCTCAGGGCCGAACGCTTCAGCGACCTTACGGCTCAACTTCCTATCGAGTCGGATTCGAACCATGCCACCGCCTCCCCGCTCTCACCCCACACCGGCGCATCCTCAGTGGGAAGCTTCGGCTGCAACCGGTATTCTTCGGGAATCTGTTCCAAATCAGCCGCACGACGCACACGAATCTCCCAATGGTGCGTCTTGCCATGACGACGATGCTCGGGCGCACCATCCACGTCATACAAGTCACCATGAATCCACACAAACGAGTGAATATCACCATGCCATTCACGGCATTGAATCTGGGCGACCGTGACCTCACGCAACCCACCCGACGACTGCGGGCTCTTGTCCTCAGACCCGGAAATCGAGAACATGCCAGCCTGCTGTTCACGCCCCTCAAGAGAACACCAACAGTAGAAGCTATCCCCGAACTCATACGTCACACCATGCGCAGAACGACGAATCGAAGCAAGCTGCACAATGATCTTCGACGTATAGAACAAGTCACGAGGCTTCTGGAACCCATCGTCGTCATACAGGTATTGTGGCGGCTCGGCAGGCTCAACCGGCGTGGAAGGTCCCTCACCAGGCGTGGTGAGCGGCGGCTCTTCGTTTCCCGTCTTGTCGAACAGAAACGCCATACGCCACCGCCCATCACAAACCATAGATACGGTCAAGGCCCATATTGATCGTGAACCGCGCATGGGTTCCGTCATCATCATTGGTGCCGTCGAGCAGCGCACGTTCCTTCTTGGTCAAATGCAGGTCCGGACTGATCTCCCAACCCGGTTGCGCCATGTCCATGACCTGATCGGTACGCGTGTACGCGCCGTTAGACTCGCTCTTACGACGGTCCCAACGCGCCACACGCAACACCATGGAACACACCACATACATGAACGTGCGTTCAGACAATGAACCATCCTCCAACCGCCATTCGGCGGCAGGGCATTCAGCGAACGCAATGTCACATGCCGTCAGGCAATGCTCCACAATCCAATCAGTGTCCAACCGTTCGGCGAACACTTCTGGCGTGTTCCCGCCATAGATACGCATGGCATGCAACCAGTCAAGTTCTTCAACATCAACCGCCATCGCACACCACCCCCAACAGGAATCAGAGCACGTCGGCCTTGAGCGTGGACACCGCCTGCTTCAAAATCGGCAGCATGGCGCCATTCACCCACATGTCATAACGCGCCGGCGCATTGTCCGACATGACAAACGCGATCAGACCCTCGTTCTCAGGAAGGTTGATCTCATACTCGGCGTTCTGCGCCTCGGCGGTCGGACCGGAAGCGGTGAAACCAAGATTGATGTCATTGAACGACGAGAACATGATGAACGTCTTGTCCGGAATGAGCGTCTCAACAGCGAACGGCAGGATGATGCCATTGGCGCGTTCAATCTCCGTGTACATCGTGTCCACCACACGAATATCCAACAGGCCACAACGGGAGGCGAGGACACGCTTCACGTCGCTGTAATCCACGGACGGGGGAATATCCGCGGCCGGACGGTTGGTCGCGGCCATGATGATCTCCTTGTTCTTCGACAAGGCTTCCATCACGGCTTCCGCGGTGAGCACAGCGGTCGGCATACGACCCTGCGCGGCGTCAATGAGCTTGCGCCACTTCTTGATGTCCTCAATCGGAGTGGCGTCAGCGGTGGTCCACTTCTTCGTCGGGGTGACATCCTGAAGAGACGAGGGGCGGTGGAAGTCCCACGTCATGTTCAGACCGTTCTCCGCTACGGGATACTTGCCGTCAAGAAGCGCGGTGATACGCAGACCTTCCATACGCAGAGCGACCTCACGGCCAATCTTCGTGATCTTCTTGTCGAACGAGCCGTGCAGATAAGTCTCGTCGTTCGGGTGTTCCGTGATCTCACGTTCAGTGATATGGGACTTCTTCGAGATCAGCATCAGCTTCGTGACAGCGGACGCCTCATACTCGACGTCCTTGTCATATCCGGCTTCCGCATCAGGCGCACGGAACAGAACGGAATCAACCTGCTTCTTCGGCAGTTCCGGCGTCCACGTGACAAGCATTTCGCCTCCGGTGGACTGCATCGGGAACACGCTCGAGAACGGCAGCTGCTTGTTCATGTCATCGAAGCTGGAACGCACGATCTCCGTGGCCTCAGCAGGCGGCATGATGTTCTTCTCAATGGTTGCCATTGATTAAATCCTTTCAAATACAAGAAAACCCGTCCAAGGACGGGTCATATCGAAACAGGTTCACGACGGCCTGCTATCAGGCGCCGCCTCCCTGCGAGCCGCCAGTAGCGGGCTTTTCAGCGGTCAGACGCTTGCATTCGCCGGTCTCCGTGTCAACAGCAACGAAATCCCCATACCACGGCGTGCCTTCAGCGGGCACAACCGGCAACTTCGACACGATGACATTGCCACGGAAACGCATACCAACCTCCAAAGCGGTATGCTCGAACCCCTCAAATGTACGGGTCTCGATCACATCGGATTCAAGCAGACCCCACACGGCGTCCGCGCGACCATCCGTAGCGTCCGGGTCATACGGGCCGAAATTGCCCTTGGACGTGCCGGACGTGATCTTCGCAAGCGGCAGACCACCATTGACGGTAACGGTCGGGGACGTCTTCGAAACGCCTGTAAGATACGTGTCCTGCTTCGCTTTCGCAGCCTTCTCGATCACGGTCAGGTCAAGCATGACACTCACCGTGCCGGAAAGCTGCTCACCATAACGCCACTCGTCATCATGAACGGTCGTGGTGACCTCATTGAACTTGGTCATCTCAGTAGCGCCATTAGCCATGAGATTCAACCCTCCTTAATATGTGTTGTGATTACTGTCTGCCACTACTTGCCGGCCAGACGTTTGCGCTGTTCCTCGAACTCTTTCATCTTGCGCTCATAGGTCTCACCCTTACGCGGCTTCGAGCTAGAAGAACCTGATGGCTGACGAGCCATACCGGCCAACACCTTCGCCGTAGGCGAGTTCGGGTTATTATGCGGAACCGGCTTATGCTCTTCGGGCTTCTCGTCTTCCACGGATTCGTCCTTTTCCTCGGTCTTGGGGTTGGCCTTGGTGAAATGCTTCAACGCCTTTTCGGCCCATGCCTGAAGTTCTTCGGACGTGCTGCCGGTGAACATGTCGTCAATCAGCGAATCATCCAGTTCAGGATGTTCACGCTGGAGTTCCATGCGGGTGATCTTCAGCTTCGCCTCAGCCAACTGCCCTTCGGCGGCTTCGAGCTTGCGGCTGGTCTTCTTGAACGCCCTCTCGTTCTCACGGGACATGCGCTTCCAATGCTCAAGATCACTCTCAGAGTTGGTATCGTCATCCTGCGCGGTATCGTCGGATTCGTTGGTGCCATCGTCAACGGCAGGCTTGTTCGTGGCGTCCGTCTCGGCACCCTTCGGCTCTTCGACGGTTGCGGTGCCCTTGCCGTCCTCTTCAGTTTCCGGCATGGTATCAGTGTTTTCGTTTGACACAATCAATCCTTTCGACTGGTCGTCAATATGCTCATAGGTCGGGCCATTCATTGCGAAGGGCCTTGATGTAGTTGCGGTAGAAGTTCCGTGATTGCACCATCGTCGCCCGGCGTGTCTGTTTGAAGATGCGGGTACGGCCATCAATGGTTTTCTTAACCTGTTCCTTGCCGTCCAACAGCTCCTGATACATGACGCCGTAGGTTCGATAGTTGCGTATGATGCGTTTCGCCTGTTCCCGCGTGCTCTTGCGGTCAGGCGGCGTCCAGTCGCTCACAGTGCGCCCCGATTTGCGGGCCTCGTCAGCCAACACAGGGCCAAGCTCACCATTGGTCTGCACCTGCAAGCGGATGCTTTTCAGGTCGGCGGCGGTATTGCCACCGGCCAAGTCATAGAAACGCTGCAAATCAGCGTCTGAAATATCCTTGCCAATATCATTCACCGTGGTGATCGGCGCCACACCGCACTTGCAGTTCGAATGCAACGGCATCAACGCACTCGTATGGTAGGTTCGGGTGGAAGCCACCGCACACAAGCCGCACGTGCCGGTCTTCGACAACTCAGGGTGAATCACACGTCGATACTGGGTGACGCCCTTCGATTCGAACCGGCCCAATGCGATACGGTGCGCGGTCAACTGCGCGTCAGTGTTCGCAATGTCCTCAAGCCGGTCAAGGGAAGCCCGGAGCCATCCCGTCACCGTGGACAAGTCCGCGCCCTCCAACACGTCCCACGATTCAGGGCGCAACGAAGGCGACTGCACCGCCAAACTACGGTATGCCTCAACCGGGCGCAACATGACATCCAACGGTGTCGTGCCTTGCCGTGGCGCCACATACGACGTGTCAAACACGCCACCCGTATCCGCATCGGCCATGCCAAGCATCGCGTCCGCGTAACTCACACCAAGCCGGCCAACAGCCTCAAGAAACGCCATCTCAAACCGTGCAGCCTGAGACGCGGCACCCAATGTGACGGCATCATTCCACCAATCCGAAGGCGTCAACGACTTCCAAACATTCCACACCTGTCGAACATATGTTTGGATCAGTTCAGCCCGCTGCTGCGCGAACGTATCCACAGCTTGCTCGACACGGGTCAACACCGCCATCAGCGGCCCCGCTTCCGCAGACTCGGATACTTACGCGCCACAGCCGCACGCACCCTACGCTGCTCGCCCTTCGTCCCGTACTGGGCGACACGAGTCAACGCATTACGCGCATGCGCAATATCATGAATCGGATACTTCCTTTCACGAGACAACGCGAAATTAGAACGCTTGATACGCTTCCTACCGCGCGGCGTCAATCTACCCATTGGTTTCACCACCCACATCGACAAGCGCCTTTACACCATCATCCGAATCATCCACACGGGCGAACCCGCTAGAAGAATCCTCGGAAGCCTGCTTCGCCGCGTCAGTCGCAGCCGTGGCGGTCGTAAGCGCATTCTGATACGTGCTATCCGCCATATCCTGCATCGCCTCGGAAATCTCCGTCTCCGTCATATGCAGGAAGCGACGCATGATCGTCTTCGGCGGCAAGATTTCCTTGACGAACCCGGCCGCCTGGGCCATGTTCAGGTCAGAATCAGGCGCAATCGGCGCCCACACCGTCTCGAACATCTCATCCACGTCGATGGGCGTATCGTCGGCGGCCATCGCGAGACGGAGAATCTGCACGAACGCCTCATTCGCACGCGCGTTCAAATCCTCGACCTTGAAAATCAACCCCTCACGCTTCAGATCAGCGCCAGACGCCGACCCCGCCACATCAGGGCTGAGAATATCCAACGGGGTACCGGACGCCGCAGCAAGATGCTTGATATCCGAAGCGGCGGCCGTCACAAGCTGAGTGACGTCAGTCACCTGTGATTCCCAGATGCTCGTATCGTTGGGAAGCATCCACAATGCGGCTGGACCCATCGTGAAGGCTTGCGAATAGTCGATCATGTCACCGGCCTTGGCGAGGCCCTGCAACACAGGCGGGTCATCAGGCTTGTACCGCGTCTGCAACGGGCCGGTGATGGCACGCTGTCTGAACGCCTGCATCTCCTGAATGCAGAACCGTTGGAAACGCTGCTGGTCAATCGCGCTCAACAATGGCAGATGCGGTTCGAACTGGCCCATGCCGCTACCGGAACCGATACGCACAAGCGGGATATGCCCGCATTCCGCAGCCCACCCAATTTCCTCAGCGGCACTCTCCCATTTGAAATCAGTGGGGAATGAGAACGTCTTCGTCGCAGATTGCTGATTGTAGACCTTGTAAATGTCATCCTTCTGCGATTCAAGAAGAATCGAAGCATGATTCGCATCACGGACAGCAGCTCGTTCCCACACATGAGCTATAGAATTATCCTCAGCCCGCTCAACCCAATACAAGATGATAGTTTCTTGTTCGTTGAACTCGTCAAACCAATACATAATGGCGTACTCGCCATTAGGGCTCACACGCGCATCCCACGGAGACAACGCGCGAACACGCTCAGGATATGTACTTGGTGATACGAGGAAGTATCCGGACCCGTACACGGCGACGTCGTGCATCACCTGACGGGTCTTGACGTCCATGCTGTTCTTTTTCCACGCCATATCAGCTTCCGTGCTCCGCTGCGCCTTGTCAGACACCAAACGGAATCCAATAGGCTTCTGTCTACTGGACACGGAATCAGCGATGATACGTGCGAAATCAGCCGGGCAAATAGCCACAAACCGCTGATAGACCGCCGAAGCAGTGACATCAACGTTCTTGGGCACCGTCGCCACCGGCACAGTTTCCGCCCCATCATAGAACGTACGCAACTTACACAAACGTGGAATATCGTCAGCAAGCTCATTTGCGAGCATGGTCAACCAATACGCCTCAAGGGATTCATCCCCGTCAACCAGACTAGTGAACGTAGCCAAACAGCACCCCCTTAATACACCTTGATCGGCATGTTGTAATAGGAAACCTCTGTATCCTCTTCCTTCACGCCGTCGGTCAGATACCTGTTGCGTGCCGTATAGGCGAGCAAGCCAGCCATCATCGCATCGATCTTCTCTGGCGAGTTCGGTGTCTCCTTGAATACCAAGTAGCCGAACGAACGTTCACGTTTGCGCGCATTACGGAAATGCGCCACCAACCTAGGGTCGGCAAGCAACGCTATCGACGACACGTCAGGCTCGGCATGACGCGGCACCTGCTTCATCTCATACGTGAAGTTCGCAGCCATGTTCACCAAACCCTGATACACGTCCCGAGACCAATTGTTCGTCCAATACTTGATCTTCGTACTGTTCCGGCCACGAGGCCCGACCGCGAGCTTGTCCGAAAAATCACGCTCCCACGTGTCGATCATGCTCTCCCACGGGTTCACATCAGCGAAGAACGCGACCACGTTGTAATGCCCGAACATGTAGCGCACCATGCCATCGAACGCCTCACGATCCACACGCCACTCAGCCGCACGAGCATCATCAGGCTTCTGCTCAAGTTTGATAAGGAACAACAGTCCATCCCGCACACGACACCCAACAAGCGCCGTCGAATCATCACTGATGGACCCATCAAAACCCAACGTGATCTCATCATCAGCATGAATCACATTCTTCCAAGCATCCATCATCTGACGGCGGTCACCAGACAAATACATGTCCTTACCCACCAAATGCGCTTGAATCTGCGACTCAGGAAGCCACGAATCCATCGCAGACGTCAACGAGTTCAAATAGAAACGAATCGCCTCGGACGGGTCGGAACCAGCATTCAGGATATAGCTCTTCGGCTTATCCATGATGACCCAACCGTTCTTCGACGGTCCAGGCTCAACACCCGGCGACGCCAACGAATACCCTTCATCGTCCTTGCCGGTACGCGGATTCACGCGAGTGATACGCCCATCGGGAAGAATCAGATGATCGTACCCATCAGACGATTTCATCACCGAACCATGCGATTCCATCAACGCATGCTCCAGCTTCTTCTCATTGCCCAACTCCTCGATAGGCAACGACGCATACCGATGGTCGAACAATGTGCGCTGATCGTGCTTGACCTTGCCCTCGGCAATCGACCACGCCGTACGGTACGTATCCTCAGCCAATGAGTTCAAACCCGGCTGGTACATCGTCGTCGTCTGCAACGACCACGGCTCATCCATACCACGCTTCGTCAGATTACGCAGCAACGTGCGAGCCATGCCCTTCGCACGCCCAACGAACAAATGCGACTCGTCAAGCACGGTGAACGTCTGCAAACCACCATCACGCGAAGAAGCACCACTCGTGGCCGGTTTGATCTCACCGCCACCACACTCCTCAGGAATGAGAATGCGCGTCTGCCCCACGTCCAAGCCGACGCCACGCAACTGCGCCAACGGGCCCTTCACACAATTGTGGTACACGACGTCATACACGTTGCCCGTCTGGTCCTCACTGTTCGCAGCCAACGCGATACGCGAGCCACGAATCAGACGACCGACCGGCTCACCCTCCTGATACACATACGTGCGACCAAGGAACGTGTACGTCTCACCCTCTTCGGCCCAATGGTCAAACCTACAAGGGGCCAACGCCTCGAACAACACGATAAGCGCCGCCAAACCACTCTTATTCGAACCCTTCGGACGGCTCAGAAACACACGGTCGAACAAGCGATGCCCGGACCTGTCCAACGCATAACAGTTGACCAGAAACTCCGCATACTCAGGCGTGAACACCATCGGCTCGTCTTCGGCAGGCGGCGAACCCACCACACAAAACGTCTCAATCCACCAAATAGCGAAGAAGCCCATGCTGCGGCGCTTCTGTTCCAACGTGACCTTGGGGATGATGTCATGCACCGCACATCACCCCCAGCCATCAGCCGCCAAGAATCGAGTTACGCAACCCACTCATACGTTCAGCACTCACATCATTCACATCGGCGCCGCCACCGGCAGCCATCTGGTTCGGGTCGGGCGCATCCCACTTCAACGCATGCCGAGCCATCGGAGTAATACCAAACGCGTTCTCACGCGCACGAATCTCAGCCGCCATCTGCGCCCCCGGACGCCGATAGAAACAATCCTTCAAAAACACCAAATCCAACACCGACTGCCAATCCAAATCAGTGCCCATCTTCAACGCCTGCGGACTACGACGAAACTCCTCATAATACTCAATCGAATTAGGCAACCATTCCTTGCCATCAGGGCGCAACCCCGGCATCTCAGGGCCACGCACTAAACCATCCCATTTAAGCGTCTCGCCGTTTACCCGCGATGCGCTTCTTCCTTGCCCTGCCATTCGCCGTCCTCGCTTCCCAACGAGCCTTGCATGCGATATGCAACGGCACCCTGTTCTCCAACACCGGTTCACCACCGGCCTCCAACGGCAACAGCCATCCAGACGCACACGGGCCACTACGATCAATCAGCTTGTAACACTCAACACACACACCATCAGACCCAGCCAACACATCAGCATTCGAAAACACCATCGTCACCGGCTCAGGTTCCACCGGTTCAGGTTTGAACACATCCTCAGCGGTAATCACCTTGTTCAACCCACGACGCGGCGCATTACCACGCTTCCGCGCACGCTCATACCGTTTACGGCACGTGGCGCCGCAAAAATCTTTCGCTTGGTTCCCCACATCGAAATAGGCGCCGCACATGAAGCACAGTTTCTTCTTCTGCACCGGCTTCACAATCCGCCCATGATAACGAACCATGTCATAATGCTTCCGGCACAAGCCTCGCGAACACTCGTCTCGCGTGCACCCCTCAACCGAGCAGGTCATTTGAACGCGGGATGATTATAGAACGCCTCATCCCTCCGCCGCTCGGCCGCACGACGCTTACCACGCGTGCTCTCCACCTGCGTCTTCACATTATGATGCTCATGACACAACGACCACAAGCGGCTCAACCGGTCATCATCACGCACCATGTTCTGCGCCATATGATCGACCTCATTCGCCGGACGACCACACTTGCCAGCCGGGAACCCATTCGCATCAGTCACCGGCCACTGGCAGCGATACCCATCACGCTCCAACACCTTCAACCGAACCTTGGCCCAACCCCTGTTGAACCGCCTCTTACGACCACTCGAAGACCACGGCATGAAGCATCACCCCCGACCAACACAAGCGGAACGAGTAGGATTCGAACCTACGGAACCCATGAGGTTCACACGTTTTCGAAACGCGCGCCTTAAACCACTCAGCCACCGTTCCAAAGCGGGTACGGAGGGATTCGAACCCCCGGCACGGAGCGACCGTACGACTGCGTTCAAAACAGCTGCCTTAAACCACTCAGCCACATACCCAAAGCGGGGCGTTCCAGAAAGAACCGAAAGAAGCAGAACACCCCTGATTATAAGAACCCGACCGTTGAAAGGAACGGAAACGAGAAGGGAACACCTACACGGTCAGGCCAGTACCGGAAGCGGGATTCGAACCCGCACTACAACGATTTTGAGTCGCTTGCCTCTACCAATTGGGCCACACCGGCGCACATCAGGGAGCGTCGAACGCGTCCGCGAAAGCGATGATGCCCGCACGGACACGTTCACGCAACCTATCGGTATCTATGACGGCGTAAGCACCAGACCCGGAGTTAATGACCCGCATAGGCGGAATCACTTCCACACTGCCGAGCGGATTATCACAGTCCTTGGCACAGAAGCTGACAGTCATGGTCGGAAGGGAAAAATCGCAATGATCTACCATGACGCACCACCCTCGGAAACCAACAATGGATAGTGAAGAACCACAGCGTCAAATCAGTGATGTGGTTGAGAGATTTTGGCGTGCTATCAGAACGACGCCATAAGATACCATGGGTATCATACCACACTTTTTGTTGCAGTGTGCGTTTCAAAGAGCGTTTCACTTTGCGTTTCAAAACGCGTTGCAACCTCAGCCCTACTGCCGATTGGGATTCGAGAAAAGTGTCACGCCGTTTCCAAAAAGTCCCAGAACG